CCATTAGGTTGTCAACTCGCATGATGCGGTAGTAAGTGTTCTTACCAGCAGAACTCTGTACACCTGCTCCACCGTTAGCATCTGTAACGAATGGGTTTGCAGCCATGCCGTAACGAGTCTTGAAACCAATCTTAGGTTGGAAATCATTCTCGCCAACTGCCTTGACCATTTGTAATGGAACATATGGGCAGTAGAATATACCAGCGTCATAAGCGTTAGAACCCTTATAACCAACAGTGATGTAGTCGATAGTTGCGTATGGATCGATGTATACTTTCATCTTACCATTCAAAGTACCAGCAAAAGTATTACCAGTGTCGTCTACCTGTAGACCAGCGCCTACTTGATAGTCCAACTGACCAGAAGCAGCAAGTGCAGTAGCAACGTCTGAAGAACAGATTACGATGTTACCCTTACCACGACGAGTTGACTTAGCAATCTCGTTCGCTTCACGATCTAATTGAATTACTAGACCTTTGAACTTCTCTGCTGACCATCGTCCGTCTGCATCAGCAGTTAGATCGAATACGCCTTTAGCAGCGATTGATGCTTGTTGTGCACCTAGAACAGCTTGAGTGTTTACTGTACGAACTACTTCACGGTTGATTTCCGCTAGGATTTCAGTTGAAAGAATGTTCGCTAGTTCTGTTTCTGCGTCAAGACCGTGGATTGCTTTCAAGTCTTGTGCAAGTTCTAGAGAGTACTCTGCCTTCAATGCACGTGACTTAGCAACAACAGATTGCTTCTCGATTGAGAAACCCATTTCTGCGAAGTCTGGACCAGTGTTACCTAGAGATTCAGCAACAGAAGTGTTCATTGGTCGACCAGCAGCATCTAGTTCACGAGTTGATGCAGGGTCTACGTCAGCGGGATCGAATCCAGACATACCTGATGAATCACTAGTCTGTGATGAACCAGCAGAACCAGAGAATGCTGAGTTTGGTTCGTTTAGACCTAGAGCTTCGTCACCAGTCTGTGAATCGTAGTGTGACTTCATAGCAAAGATAAGACCAGTAGGTCCTGACATTGGCTGTACACCACATACGTCATATGCCATTAGGTTAGGCATTGCACGACGTACTAGAGAGATTAAAACTGGATCCCAGTTTGCGATTGGTGCAGCACCACCGTGCTGTACGTTAGTTGGAGATTCAGATAGGAAACCAGCAGATGCTTGACGTTCTTCAATCATAGCACGTTCTTGGTTTTCTAGGATAGCAGCAGTTACTGCTTTACGGTGATGATCTTGGATCTTACCAGCAGATTCTTCGTTTAGTACTGGTGACCACTTCTCGATCAATTGATCGTATGAATTGTTCATTTTTAGATTCCTTATTTCTTAGAGGTTTTTCTTAGAGCAGTGATGTAACCTTCCATAGAGGAAGATACTTCGACTTCTTCTTCAGCTTCTTCTGAAGCTGATTCTTCGAGTTGCTCAGGGATTTCTTTTGAAAAGTATGACTCTTTAACAGTGGTTACTTTTGCAGTGAATGTTTCTTCACTATCAAACTCAACTGTTTCAAGAAGGTCTTTTAACTTCTCCGCTTGGGTGTCTGCTAGGTCACGAGATGCTTCAGCAATGATTGACTCACGCTTATAAGTTTCTAGTTCTTCAGCAAGTTGAATTGCGTCACCAGTAGTTGAGTTTAGTTTTTCTTCTAACTCGTCTACCTGTGAAGACAATTCGTCAACTAGGTCTACCTTAGACTCTGGAACGTCGATGTAAGACTCTGTAAATACGTCTTTCAACTTTTCCATGAACCCTTCAGCGATTTCGGTACGTAGACCGGATTGAATCGCTAACTTGTTCTCTTCCATCCAAGATTCAACAACATAGTTTAGGTAAGAATCGACTTTACCGACTAGGTCAGTTTTAATCGTTTCGACTTCTTCAGCAAGTTCTTCAGTGTATTGCTCTTCAAGACGTGTAACTTCTTCGGACAACTTTGTTTTAACAGCTGCTTCAAAAATTAATGATGTCTTTTCCTTGAACTCTTCTGATAGAGTTGCTTCACCGTCAACGATTGCTGCAAGTTCAGACTGTGTGTCTGTCTCTTCTGCAATAACGTCTTCTAGGTCAGTACCTTCCATCATTTTAGAATAGGCTGCCGTGAGGTCGCCTTTTTTCATTTTATTTAAGGACTTGTACATCGCATTGATCATACCCGCCTTAGTTTTTGGTAATGAAGCCTTAGAAGTTGCGTCCGCCGCCTTGTCTACTGATGCGATTGACTCTGGCTCTGATACTGGTTGAGCGTCAGTCTTCGCACCCTTAGCTGCAGGAGCTTGTGCTTCTTCGAGAGTTTCCTCCACGATTTCGTTAACATCTGTATCGCGGATTTCAACTTCGACTTCTTTATTAAGATCAGTCATAGATGACTCCTTATAGTTTAGATTTGATTAACGAGAGGAAATTCTTGAACTCACGTATTTGCACTTCTGGACGATGTGCAATCGGTGCTTGCTTGATTTCAGTCTCTATCTCTTCAATGACTTGAGGTTGTAGAATTCCATTATTCCATACCCAGTCGACACCTTCCATAATCCCATTAACGAAAGCTTCAGGTGCACTAGGGTCCTGTACAATATCTACAGTATTAAGAATAAAGTCTTCTTTGACGTACATGACGCCATTTCTCTGCTCAAGACTTCCCATACCACGAGTTGACACGCCTAATTGTACACCACCTTCTAAGAGACCTTTTACGATCTTTCCCATAGGGGTATCTAATATTTGTGCCTTTCCGACCACATCATTACCTTCTAATTTAAGGTCTGTGATGAGGTGCGAAACTTTGTCCAAGTTAACAGTCGGCCCTTCTGGGTGATTCAATTCACCTACGGCACGTTTCTTGCTAACCTGTTCTTCAACGTACTTACCTACCGCATTTTCCATGATGGCTTTTGGGTAGATACGTCCGTTACGATTCTTTTTGTCTGCTTGCGCAAATACACCTTCAATAATGTGACTTTTCTCACCATTATCTTTAGCTTCGACGATACACTGTACGTCGTTTTCTACGTATTCGCTAATCAGTTTCATTTTATTTACCTAAGTCTTTGAGGACTTGTTTCGCGGTTGATTCCGCTTCTTTCTGCGACTTGAATGTATCAACAGAATCTCCATCTATAGATAGATGAAAACCTTTACTAGTCTTTGTGATAACAACAGGATACTTGGACATCTTTTTATTAAAGACGACCTTATCTTTTGATTCTCGTAAATTTTTAAATGTTTTCACAATTAATCCTCATTTAAGAGTATTTATACAAAAAAGTATTTATAACTAAAACTATTTATGTTATCGGTATAACTTCTTTGTACTGCCCCATTGTTGGTCTGCATATATTTTACCTACACCCATATATGGAGTCGACCTTATCGAGTAATGTTTTGGTATAAAATAGTATGATGGCCAGATGGTTAACTTATTTTTTTCTGCATCCGGAACAAACTGCGATAACCAAAAGTTTCCTGTAGACATCCAAGGTCTAGGGTCTAACTCATCCGTCGTTAATTTGTGTAAACTATCTATCAACATCTTAACAAAGGCATTTCCAGCATTACATGCTTGTACGGGTGATATCCAATTGGGAGCTAAATGTGCATCTCTGTCATTTTCAAAAACCGTATATGCCCAGTCTGATGGACTTGTAAACAGTTCATCAGTGTTTTCATAACACTTAGAATCTGCTGGAGGTAAAAACCCACCCTCCTCAAATAACAATTCGTATCGTATCAAGTCAGCAACGCCTGCCCATACACGATCTTCATAATACTTGTCGATAAGATGTTGATTATGCCACTTACGTGACTTTAACATTTCATCGGTGAATACCATATATTCCCAATCTGGGTGTTTCTCTTTCCAAGTGTCCATCCAGTGAGTAGGTGTCTTATGAGGACCAATCCAGATATGAGTCATCTTTTTTACAAGATTCATCTCAATCTACAGTCTCTTCCTGATTCATCATTTGAGTGAGTTCGGCATCTAAGTCTTCGTCGTCGATACTAACATCTTCACTCTCCACTCCATTAAAAATACTGTCTGCAACCGCAACCTTCTCCGCATCTAGTGACTGTTGTAATTTATCACCTAAGATTCCATTGAATAGTTTTTCTGCATCATTATAGTCTTCACCTTGTAAGGCATTGACAAAATCTAATGTTGGGTTTGTTTCTACTTCACTCATTACTAAAAGTCCTCTTCGTTGTCGTCACTGTTTGCATTTTCAGATTCAACTTGGTCCGACATATCTTGGATGTCTTCATCGTTGAACATCATTACGTTCTTCATTACCCACTCACGTGAGAAGTATTCACCGACATAACTAGAGATCTGATCCATAGTCTGTAGACGTTCACGCAGAAGTTCTGCGTCTTTCATCTCAGTGAAATGATTGTCCCTAGAGAAGTCTACTTGAATTTGACTCTTCCAAATTTCCCAGTCTTGTTCAGTACATATACCCTTTATTATAAGTTGCTTCTTCAGGATACCAATAAACAACTGGGCAAACTTTTTACGTAGACGGTCAATGAATTTTTGGAACTTGACTTCGTCACGGTTGATTTCTGTTGTACGACCCAAAGAGAACTGAGACTCTTGTTCCAAACGAGACATTGGTACGTTCAGTGAACGATACAACTTCTTTTGGAAATAAATGATATCGTCAATCTGTCCTAGGTTTTCTCCGCCTGGCAATGTACTTATCTCTGTACCACGACCACCTTCTCGACGTGGTAACCAGAAGTCCTCTAACATAGACATGTGCTTACGGTCATCTTTGATTTCACCATTGTTCGCATCATAAACAATCTTATTACGATATCGAGACATGATATCTTTAATATGTTGTTCTGCCTTACCTTTTGGTAAGTTACCCACGTCAATATAGAATATACGACGTTCGGGTGCACGTGCGAGACGATAGATGACCAATGAGTCTTCCATCATACGCAACTGGTTTACGGGTTTCATTGCCTTCTGTAGATACGACAGTACACGTTTCTTACTGGTGTCTAGAAGACCTGAAGTGACATACGAAACAGAATCCGAAGTTAACTTGATGCCGTTATTCGCACCGGCACGTTCCTGATAGATGTAGAAATCGTTAGTTTTGTCTACGATCTTTGCACCTGTCTTCGCATCTTTTTTATATTGTATCTCTTTAACCTTACGAATCTTAGTCGCATCAACAGGACGTACTTCTTGGATACCTGCTTTAAGATTAGAATCATTTACTACTAGGTGATGATATATTCTTCCGTCAACATACCATGAACGGAACATATCGTGACCATACTCTTCAAAGTTCAACATAGCAACAACGCCATCGAACTCTTCAGTGATAGTCTTTTTGATTTTATCTGAAACATCAACCTTATCTAGGTTGACAGTGACGGAACTTTCTAGTTCTGACGAAACGATTGCTTCGTTAATGATGTCTTCGATTGCAGCATCACACTCTGGGTGTTCTGCCATTCCTCGATATTTTTTGATTAATTCTTGGTTATCTTTTGCCGCAGTACCTTCCATGTCGACATACTGGCCGAAGTAAGAACCAGAGGCAGTGACATAACCAGCACCATCTTCATCCACTTTTGGAACGATAGAAGGGGACTTATCGTTTTCTTGCTTTAGTTTCTGAACTTTCTTTAGTTCAAATCCAAATGCTTTGAATACATTATCTGCCATATTACCCTCTTATAATAAATTGGGGGTGGAGAACCACCCCCTTCATATTACTTATAATACCTTTAACTAGTGGTATTTGACTCCCAGTACTGAATTGAGAATGCTACTTCGAACTCTTCTACTGTATCAGTAGTTTCATAGTTTAAATCGATAGCACCGATGCTGTTAGGGAAAGCACCACGGAAGTTATAAGTCTTCAGTGAGTTACCATCCTTATCAAGTTGGTCTACAATGAGATCTGCTTGATATGCAACAGGATTAGTGAATCCAGTGTTTGCAGTATGTCCGTTGATACCATTCATCCAACGTTCCATTGCATCTCGAACTTCAAATCCAGTATCGTTGATTACGGTTACTGACCAATCTTCGAAAGTTCGGTCTCCGGCAATCTTCAACTGACGACCACGGAAAGGTACATCAATTGCAGCAACTGTTGATGCTGGTAATTGTGCTCCCTTACACATGAATGAAGTTAGTTCTGCGTCTCCACCGGCATATGCTGGGAAGTTTACGGTTACACGGAATAAATTGGGTCGTGCACCACCACCCTTTAATTTTGCTTTAAAATCATCTACTCTTAATGACATGATTATACTCCCGATGTTCCGACGACTTCTTCAAAGTCAACACCAGTTCGGACAGCTACGAAGTTTAGAGTTACGTAGTTGATTGAACGTGCTGGTTTGATAAAGCAAGTTGCGACGAATTCGTTACGGTCAACAACTTCCGGAGTATTATTTGTGTCATCACAAACAACACGGAAGTCAGTGATACCACGACGACCCTGAATTTCACGTAAGAATGGTTCTACGATGTTGACAAACTCTGCACGAGTGAAGTCATCGTTGAATTCGAACATGACGTTTTGACCAGCTTCACTGATTGCTCGTTCAATGACTAAAAATAGTCGACGAACATTGATGCGGTCGAATGCAGACGGACGTGATTGGTGAGTCTTGTCACCATACAACATAACACCTTGGCCAGGCATACTGACGATTGGGTTGATGCCGGACTTGTAGAGTTTATCACGTTCTGTCTTGCTTGGGTTAACCAACAACTCGGTGACACCTAGGTATTGACCACGACGTGAACCTGCTGGTGAGAACCACGGTGCAGATACTGCGTCTGTTGCTGCCATAACACCTGCTGTTGAAGATGCAGCGGGAATGAACTCGTACTTATCATTGTACTTGTCGTAAACTTTAAACCAGTTTCC